GTGACCACCGTTCCGATGCTCGATGTGCCACCAGTGCTGCCTTCCGACGACGTGCCCGCGGGGATTGACGCACCGCCCGCGCCGACGGATATGCTCTGGCCGGAGATTGAAGCAACCGGCACCACCTTCCAGGCCACGCCGCCTTCGCCGCCGCCGCCGCCGACCGGTGGTGCCGCGCTTGAGCCGCCGCCGGAGCCGCCGCCGGCCTTGACCATGCAGAGACACCACGTCACCGCCACGGACGAAGGGGTGTAAGTCGTGCTCGAGGTGAACTTGCGGACGGTCGGCTTCGTGCTGCCCGCGGCCATGATCTCGAACAATTGCGCGGGCGACAGGTCGACCGGGTCGCCGGTGCCGGCTCCGACTGCGCGGCCCTTCGCGCTGGCCTGCGTCATGTTGGCCAGCTTGGCGTTGGTGACCGTGTCGCCGGCGATTGTCAGCACGCCCGCGGCATTTTGCGTGGCATCGCCCGACATCTCGGGCGCATTGTTGCGGCCCTCCGCCAACTGGCGGACGATGTTGACGATCTTGTAGAGGTCTTTTTCATTGGGTGCGAGCGTGCCGACGGTCATTCGCCTGCACTCCAACTAGAGTTGCGGCAGACAAGTCCGCCGTAGCCGGACAAAGTGAGGTAAAGGCGGATCATCGCCTGCCCTCCTGCGCAAAGGCGGGCTCGAAGCCACTCGCGAACGACCACGCCACACCAGCCGGAATGCGCAGACGAGCGCGCGCCAGGCGAGTCGAGACGTTGGCGGGACACAGCCCCCTGCCGTTGACAGCCTGCTCGGCGCTGTAAGCCACGGCACTCTGCGTGTTCTCACGCGTGCCGATCGCGCCGTAGCAAGTCGCCGCGTCCGTGATCGGGCGCAGGCCCTTCACTCTGACACGGCGGTCATCCAGGGCTTGCTCCGCCGTGTCGAGCGTCGCCTCGAGGTTGGGACCGGTGCAGAACCCGAGCTTATGATTGTTGTCGAAGACCGCGATTTTAGGCAGTGCGGACAGAGCGACATCGTCCAGAGAGAATGCCAAGGCATCGATCGAAGACGAAACGGAGTCCAATCCTTCGAGCGTAAAACCAGGCCGCGAGAGCGTTGCAATATATTCTCCGACCAATGACACGACCGAGGATCGGCCGAGCGCGTAGTCGTAGCAGAGGAGCCTGTCGAAGAAACCCGACGCTCCGGTCAGCGATCTATAGGACCAGTAGACCCGGCTTTGCTCCGGGTCTGCCGCCCCGATGATCAGTTGGAGGCTTGCCGGATCGTAGTCGCCGAAGAACGTACGGTCGAACTTCTCCTTCCCGATCGGCTCCGGGATGCCGGTGGACAGCATTGCGTGAAAGCCCTGGGAGGCCAGAAAGAAGATCTTGTCCCCCGCTCGAATGAGCGAATAGGGGGCGAGCAAGCCTTTGTCCTCGGCAATGCGGTCAATCTGAAACACGTAAGGCGCGCCGACCGCGTACACCATGCGACGGATGACGCCGTCCTGAAAGATCACGCCGAACTCGCCGCCTGCGACGCCGCGCACGATGCCGCCGTCCGGGAAGTCCTGGAAATCGCTGGAGTTCACCCCGGGTGTCCATGTGGTCGTGGCGTTGAGCCCGGACCACTGGATTCGATAGGGATTGGAGAGCAGGCCGCTCAGCACCAGAAAGCGTCCCACGACGGCCACATAGGAGGCTTGTGGCGGGGAGCCGCCGAGATTGGCGAAAGTCACCGACGACGTGAGATCATAGACCAGGGGCGAAACGTTCGGATGAACGGCAATGACGAAATTGCCGAACTGGGCGAACTGCCAGTGATAGCTGGTTGGAAGATTGGCATAGCTGCCGCCAGAGACGTCCTCCCACAACAGCGTGGTGGCGTTGAGCCGATAAAGCTTGTTCAAGGTGCCGGCGAAGGCCGCCACCGACCCGTCCGACTTGCGAGCGTAGAAGAATCCGCGATTTGGCGTGGCTCCCGGCATGGCATTGGAATAGGGAACGAAGCTTTTCCACGGTCCATAGCCGTCGGCGCGCGGCACCACGTTCTGCGCGAGCCGCGAGGTCGCGCCGTTATAATTGGCAATGTCGGGCCGGTACTCGCCGAACGGCAGCATCACGGCGTCACTCCCATCACGCGGATGGCGCCGGCCCCGCGCGTCTTGTTGGAAAGCTTCTCGATCTCGTCGAAGATTTCGTCGCGCCGGGCCTTCCAGAGCGGCGCGCGTTCGTCGTTCACCCCGAACATTTCGGCCTCGACCAGAGCGCCGAAGAGATAGAGATCGGGATGCGCGGTGAGCAGCCAGTTCGTCGCGACCACGTCCGTAAGCGCGGGAATCTTCTGGAAGTAATCGAGTCTGATCCCGGTCGTGCTCAGGGGACGGATTTTGAGTGCCATGCCCTCGATGGTGAAAGCGGCCGGGATGCCTGTCGCCAAAGTCGGATAGGCCGCTTCGAGATATGCGGGCGGAACGTAGTTCAGTTCGACCGTCGGCGTGCCCTGCCAGGTGACGTGACGCCAGGCCAGATAGTCCGCGGGGAGCAGGACCGACCCATTCACGGCCGATGGAATGAGCGCCGGCCCCTGGGTCTCCTGCTGCTGCACGCGCAGGCGGCGATTGGCGGTAGCCTCGAACAGGGCGATGAACTCCGGCACCCGCGCGGTGAACAGCGTGTGGTCGAGCCAGTTCTCGACCGCGGTCTTGAGCTCGGTGTAAGTCGTGATGCTCATTTATCCACCCGCAGATGCTTCCAGTCCGGATCCGCCAGCTTGCGCGCCACCAGCTCGTTGAAGTCAGGCGTGAACATGCGGAGATCCGTATTGCCGCGCGCATATTCCTCGTTGAGCCATCGCACCAGGATCACGTTGGGGATGCTGGCGATGTGCCGGCCGAAATCGCTGCGCTGCGGCTGCGCTCGCAGGGCAGCATTGCGATCGAGGATCGGTCCGGTGTCCTGGGTGGTGACCGCGGTGATGGTCTTGTCGGCGCGGTCGAACAGGACATCGGTACGCATCACGCGACTTCCGTAACGGAGAGCTTGCCGGCGGCAGCCTCCTGGATGACCGCGATCTTCTGGCCCGGCGTACAGGTGAAATATTCGGGACGATCGGCCGGCAGATAACTGTCGGTCGCGAGCGCAGTCGGCGTGCCGTCGCCGATCCTGATCCGGCAGGCGCTCGTGGCCGCGACCCGGACTTGATAGGTCTGGGCGCCGAAAGCGGCCGAGGCGCCCGAAGCCGCGCCGATCGCAACGTCTTGCGCGGCTCCAAGGCGGGAAGAGTGGCGGGATGAGGAGCGCATTCATGCTCTCCGGATCACGGCGAAGAAGGCGCCGGTCGCGGAGCCGGTGGCGCCCGAGGGCGTGAACGAGATGACATCGTCCTCGTTGACGTCATTGGCCGCGGTCGGGACCGCGGTGAACAGCGTTCCGGCCGCGCCGCCGGTCACCGACAGGGAGCCGCCGCTGATCGCATTGCCGTTCACCGCGGCGGCCACGGTTGCCGTGCCGGTGACGGCCGCGCTCTGGACGACGCCGACCTTGAGGACCTTGCCGCGGAATGGCACGCGCGCGTAGGCGGCAGCCGGCGCGGCGCCGATCTGGGCGGAATGCGCGAGAACGACCGCTTCGCTGACGGGATGGAGTTCGGGAACAGCCATTTCGGCCTCCTGCAAAAGGAAAGGGCCGCCATTGGCGGCGGCCCCGGATCAGGGAAGATGGGTGCGTTTACGACGTGGTGAGATCGAACACGCCGCCGGAGGCCTTCTCGTTGCGCGCCACCAGCGTGTACTCCGAGAGCATCTGGCGACGCTCGGAGTCACCCGTGCGTGCGAGCGGAATGGAGACCATGCGCCGGCCGTTGAGGAACGCGACCGCCCACATCTCCGTCTGCAGCACCAGGACGTCGCGCGCCCGCATGAAGCGGTTGGGCGCGACGCTGAGGCGGCCGAAATCGCTCTCGTAGAAATCGACCGAGGCCACGATCTTCTTGGCCTTGGTATCCTCGGTGGGCGTGGCCCGGCCGGTGAAGGTCGAGAACACCTGCTTGTTGAAGCCGCCGGTGAAGATCGTGTCGGGCTTGCCGCCGCTGTTCCAGATTTTCTGCAGCACCGATTTCAGTTGCGCCTCGGTGAAGGCCCGCTGGGTGCCGTCAGTGCGGGTGCCGGCGCCATCCGC